TTAGATGTTTCCTCTATCTCGACCTCAACTATTACGATTGCGGCGGCAGTTACTGGCGCGGCTATTGATGCAAGCGGAGCAGACGGCGGTGACTCATCGTGGGCTGATGGTACAAACACGATTACCGCAAGTGGCGGGGATGGCGGCAATTATGGTGGCGAGAATTATTCGGAACCCGGTGGAACAGCATCTGGAGGAAATATAAATTCGACAGGAGGTTCAGGAATGGCAGGGCCAGCACCGAATACAGATGGTCATGGCGGTGGTCCGGGTGGAATTTGTTGTCATGGATTTGGCGGCTCTGGTGGTGCAATGGTCAGAGGAAATTATGATAACGATGCTAAGGGGTACGGCCATGGAGGTGGAGGCGGCGCTAAAAACTGCACTGGTGGAGCAAGCGCACCGGGAATCGTAGTAGTTTGGGAGTACAAATAATGAAATACGCAATAGTAAAAGACTCCCTCGTAACAAACCTTGTTGAGTGGGATGGGTCATCTGAATACACGGTAGACGGTGAGTTAATCCAAGCAGATAAGAACGCATGGATCGGTGGCGAATACAACGGCTCGTTTGTTGCACAGCCTGTACCACCTGCACCAGAACCCACGGCAGAAGAAGTACAAAAAGCCGCAGACAAAGCCTCTGGAAATCAGAAACTCCGTGATCTTGGTCTGACGGATGCAGAAATTGAGGCGCTGAAATCATGAGCAGTGAACTAAAAACTAACAAGATAAGCCCAGCCACAGGGACTACCACGACTCTCGGTGATGCCTCGGATGTATTCCAACTTCCCGCATCTGGTGAGATAGACATTGCTTCTGGTGCGACTCTGGACGTAAACGGAACAATAGATGTTACAGGGGCGACTAAAACAGGGTTCCCTGACAACACTCCATCTTTTCGCGCTTATTTAAGTACCAACCAAACTGGCACAACAAATAGCGCTTGGAACAAAATTAATTTCAACACAGAGGATTGGGATACCGATTCAGCCTACGATAACTCAACAAATTACAGGTTTACAGTTCCCGCTGGTGAGGGGGGTAAATATTGCTTTTCAATGGCTGTTGGCGTTGCTGTTGTGTCAGGTGCAGACGGTGCAACTGATTTTTGTAGGGCTATTTTTTATGTTAATGGCGCGGCATATACAAAAGGAAGTGGATTAGTATATTTGCCAGTAGTGACTAGTGGATACGATAACTATATCGGCACAACTAATGTTATTAATCTATCGGCGGCAGATTATGTTGAAGCCTATGTCTATCACGACATGGGAACTAGTAGGCAACTTGGCGCGGCATCCTCTTTTTTCTCTGGCTTCAAACTGGCAGGGGTCTAACATGATTACAGCAGAAGGTTTAATGCAATTAGGCTTCACGCCGGAAGTGGACTTCTCATTGCAAAACGATGGCGATGGCGCGTTCATTGCAAAATGGATAAGCGCATCACCGCAACCAAGCGTCGATGACATTGAAGCGGCACACGTCGAGTGGCAAGCAGACCACGACTCCAAAGCCTACGCCAGAGCAAGAGCAAATGCCTACGCTCCTATCGCTGAACAAATGGATATGCAGTACCACGATTCGGTCAACGGAAGCAGAACGTGGCTCGACCACATTGAAGCAGTAAAGGAGGCTCACCCTAAATGAGTACAGTAAAAGTAGACGCAGTAGAGCCTCGCACAGCCAGTAGCACAATCACTATTGGAGCGGCGGCAAGCAACCTAACCACGCTAACGTCAGCGGCCACAATCACCATTGACTTTAACAATAACAATAATTTCAAGGTGACACTAGCCCACAATGCGGCGTTTGCTAACCCATCCAATCCTACGGCTGGACAGACAGGCTCTATCTTCATCACGCAAGATGGTACTGGCTCAAGGACGGCTTCGTGGGGAAGTTCATGGGACTTCATTGGAGGAACAGCACCAACCCTAACCACGACAGCGGCTGGGGTAGATCGTATTGATTACGTCATTCTTGACTCCACCAACATACAAGCGGTGGCAACTCTGGCCTATTCATGAGTCTTACTGGTAACAACATACTTGGTGGCGCATCAGGTCAGCCTGTCCCTTATGACGTTCCGTATTCGATAAAGACTGTCAACGGTGATCGAATAAGTAGAACTATGACGGCAACTGGGGCGGCTACTCCGTACTTCACTTACTCGACATGGTTTAAAAAATCAGACCCAGCGACAAATCAATTTTTTCTATGGTGGCAAGCAAAGGCTATTCATGCAAATGCGGTTGTGGAACTCGCCAATAATGCAAGTAGTGTTTGGCGTTTTAACTTATGGACGGGAAGTTCTTCAGAGGCCGATAGATATTCGACTGAAAAATATCGTGATCCAGCCGCTTGGACTCATTGGGTAGTGCAATGGAATGGCGCTACTTTTGCGATGTACATGAACAATGAACTTGTGGATATGAGTACCTCTGGCAATATAAACGGTAATTCTTGGGGATTGCAAAGTGGAGATATTATGCGGATTGCATCATCTGATGCCGCAACCTCGACTCTTGGGTACACTGCCGAAACGTATTTCATCGAAGGGCAAACACTTGCCCCAAGCAACTTTGCGGAATTAAATGAAGATACCGGTCAGTGGGTTCCCAAAGAATATGAAGGAACCTTTTCTGGAAATTCGTTTTATTTGGATTACGCAGACAGTTCTGACTTAGGTAAAGATGTTAGTGGGTTAGATAATCACTTTACAGTCTCTGGCGGTATTGACGCTAACAGTCAGGTACTTGATAGCCCGACGAATAACTTTGCTACGCTGAATCCACTTTGGAATAAAGCGGGTGGTTATAGTTTTACCTTATCAGAGGGAAATTTAAAAAATACAGTTGGCACAGGAGGCCAGACTATTCCATCAACCTTTATAGCGGCTCCGCTAGATCAAAAATGGTATTGGGAATGGTACGGCATTAGTGGTGGTGCTAATAAAGGTATAGGCGTGATATTAAATCTAGAGGCCGCTACCAGTTATGAAAACCAAAGTGCTTATCAGTGGAAATGGGAAGGCACTAATGGAATTATGTATAACACTGGTGGTAGCGGTTCTTATACTCTAGCAAATTCAACACTTTTAGAAACTGGTGATGTTGGAGCCATTTTTATAGATGGTGCTGATATAAAATTTTACAAAAACGGCTCTCTTACTTATACAGCCACTAATGCAATTACAGCCGCAAACTCAAACTGTATTATCCCAAGTAGCGGCGGATACCATGATAACAATGTATATGCAATGAACTTTGGGCAAGATAGTTCATTTGCGGGAGAAAAAACAAGTGGATCAGCAAACGCATCTGACGCTAATGGTATAGGAGATTTTTACCATACGCCGCCTACAGGAGCGTTGGCTTGTTGCACCGCCAACCTTTCTGACCCTAGCATCGCTGATCCTACTAAGCACTTTAATACGGTGTTGTGGAGTGGAAGTTCGTCTGCTCAAGCGATAACCGGCGTTGGGTTTGCGCCAACAGCAGTATGGACTAAAAGAAGAAATTCGACTGGCTCTCATTATTTGTGGGATCAAGTTCGTGGAAATGCAGAACGATTAGAGATTAATTCAACAGGAGCAGAAGAGACACAAAGCGGTCAATGGACATCATTTGATTCTGATGGATTTACTCTTGGTGGCGGCTCTGACGCAACAAATAACACTGGTGGCACTTACGTTGCATGGAACTGGAAAGCGGGAGGTTCAGCAGTCTCTAACAGTGACGGCTCTATCACCAGTTCAGTTAGTGCAAATCCTACGGCTGGTTTCAGTATAGTAGGTTATACAGGCACGGGTAGCACGGCTACGGTTGGCCATGGCTTGAGCGTTGCCCCAGAGTTTCTAATTGTGAAAAATAGAACTACAGGATCAACTGCATGGCAGTGCGGTAGTGATTATTTACCTCATGCTACTCCATGGAGTCGATACATTACGTTGAGTTCTGATGCGGCAGAAACTAACTCTACTCAAATGTGGAACGATACCGCTCCAACTTCATCAGTGTTTACCATTAAAGACGCTGGAGATGTAAACACAAATACCAATAACTACATAGCCTACTGCTTCCATTCAGTAGAAGGCTACAGCAAGGTAGGTAGTTACACCGGAAATGGCGCAACAGATGGGCCATTTATTTACACAGGGTTTCGTCCTGCTTTCATAATGGTAAAACTGACAACAGCGTCTAGTGGTCAGTGGGTGATGTTTGACAATAAACGTGATCCAGATAATCCAACGGATCGTGTTTTCTATGCAAACCTAAATGCTATCTCTACGGATGTAAGTTCTTACCATCCATACGATATTTTGTCAAACGGATTCAAATCTAGAATTCCTGCGGGAAACGGTAACGAGGCTAGTTATAACAGCAGTGGGGAAACGTACATCTACTTGGCCTTTGCCGAATCACCATTCAAATACTCTAACGCGAGGTAATTATGTGGTATAGCGAAACATTTGGAACAATTAAAACGCCTCGCGCCTTAACGGTTGACGGCATACAGCATCCATCCAACATCTTTAGAGTATGGACTAAGCCAGAACTACTGGCTATAGGCATAGCACCTGCTCGTGTAGAGACTCCTGACAGTCGTTACTACAACACTGGCGCAGTGTCCTATACCTTCACTGATGGCGAGTGGGTGATCTCCTACGCAACCACAGAGAAGGATGTGGCTGAATTGAAGAAAGAACTTATCGAAAAGATCAGGGCTAATGTTGGCTCAGTTCTAGCACCTTCTGATTGGATGGTTATCAGAGCGGCAGACGGTGGTACTACCATGACAGAAGCATGGACAACCTACCGTAACGAGGTACGCGCTCACGGTAACAGCCTTGAGTCTGGTGTAGAAGCCTTTGCTTCTGTTGCGGCAGTCAAGAACTTCCAGAATCATGAGGTACAGGAAGAGCGAAAGGTATCCACCTACGACGACAAGGGTGTAGAGACTATCGGCCCTGAGACTGAAACGGTTAATCGTACCGTAGATAAAACCTATTGGGGATGGCCTACGGCTCCCGATGCAGAGGCTGATCCGTATCACGTTAGGTATATTTAATGGCTTTAATCCCCGTTGATAATCTTGGTCAAGTAGGTATTGTAAAGGATATTGCGCCTTTCCAATTACCACCTAATGCTTGGTCAGATGGTAATAATATTAGGGTAGAGCATGGTGCGATTATTAAATCGCCGGGGTATTCATCTGTTATAGAAACCTGTCCTATAGCGCCTTATTATATTACTCAGTTAAAAGCGGGAGCGGCAGAGTATTGGATAGTTGCAGGGCTTACTGAGATACACGTCCACAATGGAACCACTTGGACAGAGATAACAAGAACCAGCGGAGACTACAACGCTACAGCGGCAGAGAACTGGACACACACTGTTATCGGTGGTGTTCTTGTGATGACCAACTTTGTGGATGATCCACAGGAATGGCCTCTCACATCTGGTGTGCCGTCTGTATCTAACAAGATGCAGGACTTGTCTAACTGGCCTGCAAGCGTAGAGTGTAAATCACTAAGATCATTTCGATCCTTCCTGATAGCCCTTAATGTAGAAAAGTCTTCAGTACCTAACTCAAGAGTAGTCAAGTGGTCTACAGAGGCCGCTGTTAATGCCGTGCCATCCTCATGGGATGAAACAAGTGCTACGGTTGATGCGGGTGAATATTCCTTAGAGGATACAAAAGGGGCTATACTAGACGGCCTACCCCTACAAGATACCTTTATGATCTATAAGGAAGACTCAACCTACGCAATGACGTATGTTGGAACTCCTTTTATATTTGCATTCAGGCAACTATCCCCCACGGTTGGAGCGTTGGCTAAGAACTGTATTACTGAGTTTGATGGCGGTCATTTTATATTCGGCAATGGTGATATGTACATCAATGATGGCCAGAGAATAAAGAGCATTCTTCCTCATAAGATGAGAGATTATATCTTTTCCTACATTGATGGCGACCAGTATAAGAAATCGTTTTGTGTTACAGACTATAACAGGTCTGAAGTCTTAGCCTGTTTCCCCTCTGCTGACAATCAATCAGGGCAGTGTGACAAAGCGTTAGTATGGAATTGGGTTAATGATGCTTTCTCCTTGAGGGATATACCTGACCTTGGGCATATTTCTTATGGAACCATTCAGGACGAAACCGCGCTAACAACTTGGGCGGCGGCAACCCCAACATGGACTACCGTAACAGGCTATTGGGCTTCTAACTGGAATACGGTTGAGAATGTTCTTGTGTTCGCCTCCCCAACTAATACAAAAGTATACAGGGACAGGGTGGGTTATCAGGCTGATGGGGTTAATATGAACTCCTACATTGAGCGTACTGGATACGCAATGGACGAGCAGAACAATCCAGACCAGTCTTCAGTCAAACACATTAAGGCTATATGGCCTAAGATGACCATAGACAAAAGTGATACAGTTGATTTCTACATAGGCACTCAAATGTCTACTGAAGAGGCGGTAAGTTGGGAAGGGCCAATATCGTTTAATCCAGATACACAGTCTAAGGTATCCTGTAGGGCTTCTGGAAAACTGTATGGACTAAGGATTGAGTCAAGCAATGACTCAGAGTGGAGGTTGGAAGGGCTTGAGTTTGAAGTCCAGAACTCAGGACGAAGGGGAAGTAGGTCTTACTAATGGGATATAATACTTACACAGACAGGAAGGTAAAGAGTGTAACATTCTACCAACCCGGATCAATCCCCGAAAACCCAGAATACCTTGGTGAGTTTGTTATACGAGAACTAAAGAAGTTGGGCGATATACTTTTCAATGTATCAGCCCTAAGACTAGAAGAACTACATGAAGAACCTGACAAACCCAGAAATGGTGACATAAGATATGCGGATGGCTCAGATTGGAATCCCGGCGGTGGTGCTGGCATTTATGCTTATGTTGGCTCCTCTTGGACAAAACTCTAACGCAGACTATCGCTCTACCTTTTTAATAGGAGAACCTGAAGGAAGGTTTATTTCCCCGTATTCTACCCTCTCTTGGCTGTCCAATGACTTAGATGATAACTGGAGAGACAGGGTTATAACTAGGATTCAAGGGGATACTTACGCGGATATAATGGCTAGAAGTACAGCAAGGGATTTTGGAGTAGTTGATGGAGTTGATAGGAATGTTTGGCGTAGTCGTATTAATAAGTTGCGTGATAGCGGTATACAAGCCGTAGTATGGTTAATTAGTGATGACAGCAAAGACGTATATAGTAAAGGATTAAAGAACCAGATTGATTACCAAAGCAAAGTTGTTTCTGAGGTTGATGACATTGTTAGCCATTATGTGGTCTGTCTTGAGTGTGACGAGTATTATACACCTTCAGATGTATCTACGTTAATAGCCGAGTTAAAGAAGAAGACTAACAAACCTGTAGGGGTACACCTAACTCCCGGTGTAAAACAAGAGTACATAAAAGACGCAGACATAATCTACCTTCAAACAGGATTTTCTATTAGTGAACAACAGTTCAGACGACAAATTGAAACCGCGCTTTCCTTTGGAAAACCAGTTGTCGTATCTGAGTACCACCTTAACGGAACGAGTCCAGAGGCAAAAAGACTTGGAGACATTGCTTGCTCGTATGCGGGAGTTGTTGGAACAGGAAACGGAAGGGGAGGCTCATCTTGTCAGACCCTAGAGCGGAGAAAGAAAAAGAAAGAGTGGTATCAGGAGTACGAGAAAGAGTTGATCGTTACTGGAATAGGAGTAGCCACCCTCTTCGCCGTGTTAAACAGAAAACCCATATTCCAACTACGCGTAAATGACAACGGATACGAATTAGGATTACAGTCTGCTGGGTATAATTTAAGATACTCAGAAGATAAGATACAAGCAACATACAGGATAGACTTTTGAAAGCACACATAGTTAGTCCAGAAGATGTGCCATACCTATGGGATAGCGTTGGCCCTATGATTGCTAAAGTTACTGAGCATAGCGAAGGTGAACTAGAAACAGATGATTTCTTAGAGCATCTCATGGATGGCTGTATGCAGTTGTGGATTGTAACAGAAGATAATGAAATAATTATATCTATGGTTACTCAGTTAATAGAGTACCCACAAAAAAGAGTACTAAGATTAATCGCTTTAGCAGGGAAAGATTTTATAGAGGTTCACAATAACTTTATTGATATGCTTGAGTCTTACGCTATCAAAAAACAATGTTCCGCCTTGGAGTTATGGGGCAGAAAGGGGTGGAAAAAAATGTTACCAGATTGGAAAGATTCATACATAGTCTTCACTAAAGACTTAAAAGAGAGGATGCACTAATGAGTGGTGGCGGAGGAAGTACAGCAGAAAAATACGCAAAGTTTGGAGCGGGTGAATACTCTTCTTCAGACTTTGAAAGTTATGTAGATTCGCGTCCTGATCTTGCGGCGGCATGGAGAAAGATTGAATCTGACCCTTCCGCTTGGGATTCAAAATACTGGATTGATAAAGGTGCTACAAGCAAGTCAGCCTTTGGCCGCGCACACGCCGCTGAAGATGCTGAATTATATGCTGGCACTTATGGCGCGGGTGGAACAAAGGTAGTCCCCGGCAGTCCCGAATACGAAGCCTACTTTGGAGATAGTGGTGGAACAAGTTTTGATTCCTTTATTTCCTCTCCATCTTCTTCAGGAGAAAGTTCTGGGGGCGGTGGCTTATCAGTATCAAGACCTTCCGTAGCATCCTCCCCTGTTCCATCAAATCCCTATTACCCTCAGTTGGTACAGGAGTATGAGGCTCCGGGTCTAATGGATTACTCATCGTATATGCCAGCAGACAGTATGTTTGGATATGAGCAATACCAGCCTTGGACTAACCCCAATAGCGTCAATGAAAGTATTTGGAATTACCAGCCCCCAACAATATACGCTGGCCTTTCAAGAGCGCCTGATGGATCATTGGCTAGGTACACTGGAGGATCATCTTCAGGAGGATCATCTTCAGGAAGATATATCTCTGGTGGGCCAACTATAGGTGGAGGCTCAGAGTCACCAAGTTCAAGTAGCAGTTCAAGTAGTAGTTCAAGCGAGTCTCCAAACAAGGGAACTCCTTTAGGCGATGCAGTTGATTACATTATCCCCGGAACCAAAACTTCAGCACAAAGTTTAATGGACTATCAAGGCGCTGATATGGCGGATTTGATATACGACGAAGATGGTGGCATCGAAAGAAAATATCATGTAAATCCACAGTTAAGGGCGGACATTGTTGCCCAAGATTTAAATGAAGCAAGGAAACAGGCCATTATCCAAGCCGCTAATACAACTATTCCTGTAGTGCAGTCAAATATGCCTGTCTTTACAGGCAGGAAAGAGCCGATAAAGGTAGAGCAAATGTTTAATTTTGGAGGAAGTGATTTAGTCCAAGATCAGATAAATGCTGAATTGGCTAGAATAGCAAGAGAGGCCGCAAAGAAAAACGCGCAAGGAGTTTTCCGCCCACGCTCTAGGGAAGAGGCTCAAGGTGGTGGAGAAGGTAAAGGTTATGGCGGTGGGAAAGCAAGCGGCAGAGGGGTTGGTGAACACGCCGGTGAGTTTAGCGGTTTATAAAATGAGGAATACATTATGAGTTCAGGCGGCGGCGGAAAGCCGATTATGACAGAAACCA